GGGCAGAACTCAGGAGCACTCGGGTATGAATCCAATCACCCGCTTTCAAGTCCGGGCCGGCCGAGACGCAGCTAGCCGCTGTGAGTTCGTTCGGGAAACGAAGGCGTACTACGTTCGAGCCGACGGCACGCGCATCGCGAAGCGCGCTGACTGGTACAGGTTCTACGCCACCGAACAGGAAGCGCAGTCTGCAATCGAGCGCGACAACCGCAAGCGGGCGGAACGCGCAGCACGGCGGCGCGTTGAAAGCTACGGACCCGAATTACTCATCGCCCTGGAGCAGGCGTACTGCGCGCTGGTCGGCTATCTGCCGCAGCATCGCAACGCGATCACAACTGCGGCGATCGAGGCTGCCCGAAGCGCAATCGACAAAGCCAAGGGAGGGGCCTCCGCATGAAGCCAAATGCAACTGGAGCCCGCCGGGCGCTCATCGAAATTGCGTCGGCCATCGGCGTGCTGGCCCTGGTGGCTCCGTTCTACGGCTGGCTGATCTACAGGATGCTCCCGACATGAACGCGAAGCGCAAAGCCATCTGGGTGGGCGGCCTGATTGGCGGCCTCCTCTTCCTGCTCATTCTCGCCCTAGGCCCGATCTGGGGCGGACTGATTACCGCGGAACAACCAGCCACGGCGCCGGCAGCCGTCAAGCGAGCAACACCATGACGAATATGAATAGCAACATGGCTATCTGGGACCAGGTGAAAGAAACAGACACCAGGTACACAAGGCAGGCGAAGCTCAACGGTCAGGACATGACGTCCATCAACGGCTTGTACATCGTCCGTCGTGCGACTGAGCTATTCGGCCCCGTCGGCAAGGGTTGGGGCTGGAAGGTCTTGGTAGAGCGCTTCGATGAAGGCGCACCGCACCTCGATAAGAACGGTGCGGTCATCTGCCACGACAAGACCCACACCCTGTACATCGAACTCTGGTACCGCCACGACGGGACGATCAATCACGCCCGCCAGTACGGGCACACCCCCTACGTCTACAAGACCGAGTGGGGATTCAAGACCGACCACGACTACGGCAAGAAGTCACTCACCGACGCCATCAAGAAGTGTCTGTCACTCCTCGGGTTTAGCGCCGACATTCACATGGGCATGTTCGACGACACGACCTATGTCGAAGGCCTGAAGCTGAAAGAGCGCCTGGCCGATGCCGGCGATCCCGAGACAGCCCTGGACGAAGCCAAGGACGAATTCAAGACCTGGCTTCGCGCACAACTCGACGCGATCGCCGCGGCACCGAATTCCCGCGCCCTGGAGTTAATGCGTAAGCAAGTCGCCGAGAAGGCCCGCGCCAAAGCGCCAGTCGTCAACTTCAACCCCTCAGAGATTGAGCTGCGCGTGAATGAAGCCGCCGATGAGCGCCTGCGCCAGCTTTCCCCCGCTCCTACCAGCCCCGAGGAATGACACCATGACCATCCTGAAAAATGTTGACCTGGAAAACGGTACCGTCGAGGTCGCCGAGTACAACGCAACCAACGCCGCCCTGGCAAAACTTCGCGAGAAGTACGCGACGCTGCCGGACGCCAATACCGCCGATGGTTACGAGTTCATCAAGGCCGGTATCAAGGAATTGACCACGCTGCGCACCAGCCTGGAAGCCGCTCGCAAGCGTGAAAAGGCGCCTTACATCGAAGCAGGCCAGATCATCGACGCCGAGGCGAAGCGGATCACCGCCGCACTGGTGACGTTGGAAGATCCGATGAAGGCCGCCAAGAAGGAGGTCGACGATCGCGTCGAACGCGAGCGCCAGGAACGGATCGCACGCCTGCTGTCGAAGGTCGACGCCATCAAAGGGATGCCGGCCCAGGTACGCGGCAAGACCAGCGACGAGATTGCCGCGATGATCGACCGCTGTGGCGAAATCGACACCGCACACGACTTCTACGACTTGACGAAGGAAGCCCAAGCCGCACAGCAGGCGGCCATGGACGAACTGACCCAAATGCTGACCGACCGCCTGGCCTTCGAGCAAGCGGAGCGCCAGCGGCAGGAGTTGGAAGCCCAGCAAGCCGAAATGCGCCGCCGCATGGAGGAGCAACAGGCGGAAATGCGCCGGCAGCAAGAGGAAATGCAACGCCAACGCGAAGAACTGGCGCGCCAGCAGCAGGAGCTTGCTGCCGCGCGCCAGCAGCTCGCCGAGCAGGGCACGCCCGTCGCTGTCGAGCCGGAGGCGCCGAAGGCCGAGGTTGCACCAGCGCCCGCCCAGATCAAGCCCGCCGGCAAGGCAGCAGAGCCCGGCGCTATCCAGTGGCGCGCCCGCGTCGTCGATAAAAGCGCGTTCATCGCCGCCATCGCCGAAGGCCTGGCTACCGAGGACTTGCTCGTTGTCAACCAGCCGGACCTGGACAGCCTGGCCAACAGCAAGGGCCAAACGCTGAATCTGCCGGGCGTGATCGTCGAAAAGGCCCCCGCGAAAGCGGCCTGACCATCCACCTCGCGCCTACCACGCGAACAGGCTGAACGGCTGTACGTCATCGGCTACCGCAAGCTCCCCTCCTCCTAATCCACTCCCCCAACCCCTCCGAACCGCCAGCGCCGGCGCCCACCGCCGGTGCGGCATCCGGGTGCGCGTTCGTTGAGCGCGCAGCCTGATGCCCAACCACCGAGGACAGACCATGCTCACCAACATTTTCGACTTCGAAACGACGGGGATTCCCGAGTGGAAGTTGCCCAGTGAAGACCCGTGCCAGCCCCACATCGTAGAAGTTGCCGCTCTGCTCTGCGATGCCGCCGGCAACACCATCGATCGCTTCGAGGCGATCGTGCGACCCAACGGCTGGGAAATCACCCCCGAAATGACCGCGATCCACGGCATCAGCCACGAACAGGCGATGGATGTTGGCATCAGCGAGGCCGAGGCTCTGGAGGGCTTTCTTGCGATCAACGGCCGCGCTGCCCGCCGCGCGGCGCACAACATCACCTTCGACGACCGTATCACTCGCATCGCGCTGATGCGCTACCAGGACGAGGAAGCGGCCAACGCCTTCAAGGAATCGGGTGAGAAGTTCTGCACCTGCTATCGCTCCCGCGCACAGGTCGCGCTTCCCCGCAACAAGTTGCCGACCTTGGCCGAGGCATACAAGCACTTCACCGGGGAGGACCTGGTAGAGGCTCACCGCGCGATGCCGGACGCCGAGGCCTGCGCCCGCATCTACTTCGCTTTGCAGGGAGTCGATGTGGCGCCGGCCAGCTCGGTGCCGCCGGCTGAGGCGGAGGCCTGACATGGCACGCGGAGTGAACAAGGTCATCCTGGTCGGCCATCTGGGCCAGGATCCAGACGCAAGATCCACCCCCAGCGGGAAAGCAGTCACGTCCCTCAGCCTGGCCACCAGCGAAAGCTGGAAGGACAAGCAGACCGGCCAGCAGCAGGAGCGCACCGAGTGGCACCGGGTGGTGCTATTTGGCCGACTGGCCGAAATCGCAGCGCAATACCTGCGAAAGGGCTCCCAGGTCTACATCGAAGGCAGCCTACGCACCCGCAAGTGGCAGGGCCAGGACGGCCAGGACCACTACAGCACCGAGGTAGTGGTGGACATCAACGGCAACATGCAACTGCTCGGCGGCAAGCCTGAGCAGGCAGGCCAGTCGCGTGGCCCTGGCCGCGAGCCGCCACCGCGGCCGACCACTCACCACCAGCCGCAACCGGCAACCGACTACGACAGCTACGACGACGACATCCCCTTCGACAACCCCTACCGCAGGCTCTGGCGCATCGTCTGAGCGCCGGGCTGCCCGGAGACAGCACCATGTGGTTCCGCAACCTACTGATCTACCGCCTGACCCAACCCATCGACACGACTGCCAGCGCTCTGGAAAGTGCCCTGGCGAGCAAACCGGCACGGCCCTGCGCCTCTCAGGAACTGACCACTTACGGATTCGCCCCGCCGGTCGGTAAGGGCGAGGCACCGCTGGTACGCGAGGCGAACGGCTTCTTGCTCATCTGCTGCCGAAAAGAGGAGAAGATCCTGCCTGGCAGCGTGATTAACGACGCGCTGAAGGAGAAGGTCGAGGAGATAGAGGAAACCCAGCAGCGCAAGGTCTACAAGAAAGAGCGCGACCAGTTGAAGGACGAGATCGTCCAGACCCTCCTACCGCGCGCGTTCATCCGCCGTAAGCGCACCTACGCCGCCATCATGCCTGCGGAAGGCCTGGTGATCGTGGACACCGCCACAGCGAAGGCCGCCGAGGATATGCTGTCGACCTTGCGCGAGGCCCTGGGCTCCCTCCCCATCCGACCGATCGCAACCAAGGTTTCGCCGACCGCAACCATGACCGAGTGGCTGCGCAGCCAGGAAACCAATGCGGGTGGCGACTTCTGGCTGTGCGACGGCGCCCTGCTCCGCGACACCGACGAGCAAGGCAGCATCACCGCCAAGCACCAGGACCTGACCAGCGACGTGATCCGCCAACATCTGGACTCAGGTAAGAGCGTCACCAAGCTCGCCCTCGCCTGGAAGAAAGACCTCTCCTTCGTACTTGACGAGGGCCTGGTGATCCGCAGCCTCCGTTTCGACGACCTGCTGCAGGAGCGGGCACTGGACGACGCTGGTAAGGATTCCGACGAGTTCGCACAGGCCGACGCCAGCTTCGTCCTGATGATGCTCACCTTCCGCGAGTTCATACCACAACTGCTGGAGGCCTTGGGCGGCGAAGAGTCCCCGCAGGGAATCGACGGTGTGCACAATGAGCCCGAACCAGCGCCTGGCGCCGGCATCGACGTAACCAAGGCGCTGGGGATGCACGACGGTATCACCGCGACCCTCCATATTCCCCGGGCCAACGGGCCCGGTGACGACCCGCTGCTGAAGGAGGCCATTCGCTTCGTCCGCGAGACGCGCCGCGCTTCGATCTCCGCCATCCAGCGCAAACTCAAGATCGGTTACAACCGCGCGGCCCGTTTGGTCGAGGAAATGGAATTGCTGAATATCGTCGGGCCGATGAAGGGAGACGGATCTCGCGAGGTTCTGTCGTGAAGTCGGCCCCCTCGACGATGCAGAACGAAACGCTCGGGCACATCCGGGCGTTCTGGACGGAGAAAGGCTACGCGCCCACCGTCGCTGAGCTGGCAGCCAAGGCCGGAGTCCGCCAGTTCGCCATCCAGCAGCGCCTGACCGCCCTCGAGAACAAGGGCTACATCCAGCGCGACCCGAAAGTGGCGCGCAGTATCCGCCCGCTCTAACGCCACCCGCCGAGCGCCCCACCCGGGGCGCTTTCTCTCCCAGCACGCACCGGACGCCGCCCTGTGGGCGATTCAACCATGCCTCGTGGGCCGCCCAAGTCAGGCAGGGCGGCGGCAAGTGGCTGCTCGCCCCGTGGATCATCCAGCACCTCGCGCCCCACCACACCTACATCGAGCCCTTCGGCGGCGCAGCCTCCGTCCTGCTCCGGAAAGCCCGCAGCTACGCCGAGGTCTATAACGACCTCGACGGGGACGTGGTGAACCTGTTCCGCGTCGCGCGGGACCGTGGCGAGGAACTGCGCCAGGCCCTGGCGCTTACCCCGTTTGCCCGGGAAGAGTTCGAAGCCAGCTACGCGGAAACGACGGATCCGCTCGAGCGCGCCCGGCGAATGGTGGTCCGCAGTTTCCAAGGTTTCGGCAGCGCCGCGGCGAGCGGCGAACGCACGGGGTTCCGCTCAACGTCGGCGAGGAGTGGCACCGCGCCCGCGCTGGACTGGCGCAACTACCCCGATGCGTTGGCCGCTATCACCGAGCGCCTACAGGGCGTGGTGATCGAGAACCGCGACGCCCTGGTGCTGATGGAGCATCACGACCGGCCGAGCACGCTGCACTACGTCGATCCGCCCTACGTCCATTCCACTCGCAGCACCAAGGTCCGCCACAACGCAACCGGCAAGTCGTACCGACACGAACTGGACGACGACCAGCACCGGGATCTGGCGGCGTTCCTTAAGGGGCTGACCGGCATGGTGGTCCTCTCCGGGTACCCCTGCCCGCTCTACGACCGCCTTTACCGCCACTGGCACCGCCTCGAGCGGAACGCCCTCGCCGACGGCGCACGTGACCGCATCGAATGCCTCTGGCTCAACGATGCCGCGCGCAGTGGCCTGGCGCAGCTCGACATCTTCCACGACACCAAGGAGCCCATCGCATGACCACGAAGGCAGTATTCGCGCCTGACGATGAGGTCAGCTTTCTCTACCGGGAGAAGCACCGCTGCCGCGGGATCGTACTGAGCAGCCACGCCCAAGGCTACGTGATTCTCAAATGCACCAGCGGGTACGCGGAGGGCAGAACGCTGGCCGTAAATTTCCCCGCCCTGAAAAGGATCGACCCCGAGCCCGCCTCCGCAAATCTGGCCGGCCCGCGCCAAAGCGATATCTTCGCCGCCGGCGCCCAGCGCCTGCAGATGACCGAGAGCATCGAGCTGACCATCCAGAGCATGCAGGCCTACGGCGCCGATCATGAGCACTGGGCTGTGGCCTGGTCTGGCGGCAAGGACAGCACCACCACGCTAACGCTGCTGATCTGGCTGATCGACACCGGCCGGGTCAAGGCGCCGAAGACGCTGACCGTGTTCTACGCGGACACCCGCCAGGAACTGCCGCCGCTGGCCATCGCGGCGCACCAGATCATGGACGAGTTGCGGGACCGCGGCATCCACGTCGAGGTGGTATGCGCACCGCTCGACAAGCGCTTCATGGTCTACATCCTGGGTCGCGGCGTGCCCCCGCCGAACAACAACACGCTGCGCTGGTGCACCCGCCAGATCAAGATCGACCCGATGCAGGCCGCCCTCGAGCAGCGCTTGGCCGCGCTCGACGGGAACGTGCTGATGATCACTGGCGTGCGCCAGGGCGAAAGCGCCATCCGCGACAAGCGGATCGAGATGTCCTGCGGTAAGGACGGCGCCGAGTGCGGCCAGGGCTGGTACCAGAAGGTGCTACCCGAGGCAAAGGGCCTCAAGGGACGGCTCGCCACCCTCGCCCCACTCCTGCACTGGCGCGTCTGCCACGTCTGGGAGTGGCTGAAGCACTGGGCGCCACTTGCCGAGTTCGGCGACTGGTCCACCGCGATGATCGCGGACGCCTACGGCGGCGACGAAGCCGAAGAGATCAACGCCCGTACCGGCTGCACCGGCTGTCCGCTGGCCAGCGAGGAGAAGGCGCTGGAAACCGTGCTGGCCATGCCGCACTGGGCATACCTGGCGCCGCTGCGCGGCCTGAAAGAGCTATGGCGCCAGTTGCGCGAGCCCCAGCACCGCCTGCGCAAGGCCGGCATCGAGCGGCTGAAGGACGGCAGCATCGCCGCGAACCCCCAGCGCATGGGCCCGATCCTGCTGGAGTCCCGCTTGATGGGCCTGGAGCGCGTACTGGCCATCCAGGCCGAATGCAACGCCGCAGCCGACCACCTCGGTCGCCCTCGCATCGACCTGATCAACGCCGAGGAAGAGGCCCGCATCCGCGAGCTGATCGCCGCCGGCACCTGGCCGGATGGCTGGGACGGCGACGAGCCGATCGCCACCACCC